GAAAAGAATCAGCGCTATGAGAACTGTGATCATGGTTTGGCCGATCTCGCCAATCGTTGCGCTTTGCATCCCAAGCGCGATGGTATCCCCGTAAATACTTTAACCCTTGCGCGCACTTGTGGCGATCAAACCAGCAACGCGACAACGTCGCACGCACCGCCTCAATGCCGTCTTGAACTGTGAGCTTGGGAACCACGGTAGGCCGCACACCCAAACCCATGAGCATTTCATAGCGACTCTTACCACTACCAAGTTCTCTCACCATAATGTCATGCGGAAAATAAAACCGATCATAATCATATGGTCGGTTGTTTAATTCTTTGACGTAGTGATGCAGCCCCTCGCCGCTGGCCTCGTAGTAATCGATGAGCCTGATCTCACCCGTCCTTGAATACTCCTGGCTAAACCAGATTGCTGTGCTGTCTGCGACGCCTAGATCGAAGCTGACCGAAACCTTTAGATTAGGATCGTGCGGCACGTTAGTGATGCGACCATCGGTTTCTGCTAGGTCAAGCGCTGCGCCGTAGTAGCTGCCGCGCAATGCGGCAGACCAGTTGCACTCAAACTCCTGCTGGTATTGGGACTCATCCATAATAGCTCTGGCTGAATCCAGTTCCTCTTGCTTGAGGATTCCGGTTTCCGATGCCTTGAAAAGCATCGTGTACCAATCTTTATTGCCATCTTCTTGTTGCTGTAGAGCGTGGTCGTATATCTCCTTAAACTGGTTGTCTCCGCGCGGCGTTCCTATCCACAAACATTTACCCAGCCTATCGGTCAGGGCCGGTCGTATGACCTCTGGGTAAAGGCGACTGTTCATGTCTGCGTATTCGTCCAGACACACTGAGTCTAGAAAAAGTCCGCGCAAGGCGTCAGCGGAATCGCCGCCGAGTAAATATATTCTCTTGTCGTCCGGTAGGTCGCACCGCAGTTCTGCTTCGTTAAACTTAACCTTTGGGATGACCGCTGCGTATTCTCTCAAGTACGCCCACGCTATTCGTTTAGCTGCCGTGTAGGTCGGGGCGATGTAAGCCCCCTGCGCTCTTGGTTGCTTGCACATAAGTATTTCGCGCAGCAAATGATTAAGCGCCATAACCGTTTTACCAAAACGCCTGTGTGCAACGGCTACGCTAAAACGCTTTGCGTTTTCGTGAAACTCCTTCTGCAAAGGTCGCGGCGTGTACGGTATGAGAACCTTTTGTTGTGCAACCTTACTCATACATCAATGCACTTTGTTGCTGCCAACCAGCTTGGCTGTATCCGCAGGGTCATGCTCAATCGTTGTGCCTTCCGGCGTGTCGCTGCCCCACATCAAAATGATTGAGTTATTGCCTTCGACATCCTCTTGCTTGTGGCGTACACCGCGCGGCTGCATCTTTGAGAACGTCCACTTCTTGGTGTCTACTTCCAGGCGGCGGCGCTGTATCTCTGCATGTGTTAGCTTTGGGTCCATGCCTTCCGGCAACGGCATTGCTGCGAGGTCGTGCATCTCATCAGCTAACACCTCTGCGCCGATGGCGCGTGCGCGCGCATACATCTCGTAAAAATCTTCGTCGCGTTGCACCTTCTGCAAAACGGTCGTCCACATCGGCATCTTGTGGTCTGCGGTTGTTATGGAGCGCAGACTTTTGCCTTTCGCAAGCTCATCACAAACGCGCTGCATTAGCGCCTTGGTTAGTTTCTTGCGCTTGCGTTTCTGTTTGCGCTCAGTGGTGCGTACTACCGCTTCATCGTCAGGTGCAGGGTTGACGATATCAATTGGTTTTTTGGGCATAAAAAAAGGCCGACAGAATCGGCCCCCTCTCAAAAATTCGCGTCAATGCCCCAAAGCGTAATTTTTTCTAACCTGTTTTCGTACGTTTGGCAACACTATTCTGCAAATTATACCAGAGGCTCAAAATGGCACCCTCAAAGCGTCTTTTGACGGTTTGGGGGTGTAGGCCAATTATTCGCCCTATGCGGCTCCATGACGGTCCTCGCTGCCGTTTGACGGCACTATGAGCCGCTGCCCAGATTAACTTTGCGTCATCGACGGTAAGGCGCATTGTTAGCTGGAGCGCCCAATCGTAGTTTCGGATTGCTGATGCGGTTGCTGGGCCGGGGTTTACCTTGGCGTCGGTGTAGCCGTATGCCATGCCGGGGTCGTTGGCGACTTCGGGCCACTTGGCTTTAACCCTCAAATCATATGCTCTTGGCAAGCGGCGCTCTGTGTCGGCGGCTTCGAAGAATAAACCGGCGAGGTCGTCCACGCCTTTGCAATGCTTTAGGACGACTTCTGCTAGGTAAGTATCGCTCATTTGCGTTTATCCTCAATTTGTTATTAGAAAAAACGTGGTGTCAGTCAGACCGAGCATGGGACCAATTTTTGTTTGGCGGCGCGGCGGGGGTGGTACCCGTCTAAAATGACCCCCCGGCCCTTGGTTTTAATGCAATAAATAATCGTTTTTGGTGCGAAATTTGTGCAGCATCGGCCCAAGCTGTTGACTTTGCTGGCGCAGGTTAAGGGTTGGCTACCTCTCACTCGATTTTGATTTGGTTTCGCGCGAAGTGCTACGCCGAGGCAGTCGCGAGCAGAAACCATTATATAGCGAACCTGGGTCATTATGCTCAAGGTGAGTATTTTTAACCAGGTAACACCTTTAATTATTTTTTTCATTTTTACCTTGACAACTACAACGTAATTGTAGCATACGTTTTTAGTAATTATTTTTTACACCAAAATAAGGGAATAAATCAATGACCACACGTTTATGGACGGCCAAAGAAGTAAAAGTAACTGTTAAGGGTTTACGGGACGCCGGATATGAAATCATAAAAAAGGACAAATACACTTATTCAAGTAAAGAGGAATATGGCACCGGTCCTATATTTTATGCTGCAAAACATAGTGGCGGCAATTATCTAGTCCGGCATCATCCTGAATTATTTACATATTAAAAATAAACTAGGGGAAGGTTTAACGGCCTTCCCCATTACCACAACCAAAAGAAAACAAGGGAAAAAATCAATGGAAACCTATGAGATTACAATTCAAGAGGCGCTAAAGAATAAGCCTGAACTATTAGAAGAAGTGATGAAGGTGGTGAAATACAAAGAGTATGCATTCAAATACGACAGAATGTTTGAAGAAGTCTCGAATGAACTTCTAGAAGAGGATCCTGGCAGGGATGCAGCTTTGATGGAGGAAACTGCGGAACGAATTACAATCGAACGATTGGCGGAGGCTGGTTACAATCTTCCGAGAAGCATCTGAAACCGCTTGGCTTGGAATAGTGATGAAGACAAAAAAGGACATAGAACAATGTCAATAGAGACGCGAGAACAATGGCTAGTCGAGTTGGCCAAACAACTAGAGCCGCTTTTTATTGAGCAAGGCGCGACGCTTCCAAAATACCGGATATCATGCGGCTTTCCAAGCAAGGGCGGCCTGTCCGCGAAAAATCGCAGAATAGGCGAGTGCTGGAGCCCGAATGCTAGTGCCGACAATACAACTGAAATTATAATGAGCATCACCAAAGATGAACCAATGAAAGTTGCCGGTGTTGTAGCGCACGAGATGGTTCATGCCGCCGTTGGAACCGAGGCCGGTCATGGGCCAAAATTTAGACGGTTAGCAGTTGCTATCGGCCTCGAGGGCAAAATGACCGCAACCACCGAAAGCGACGCGTTTAAACGTCGCGTGCAGCCTATTCTAGATACGATTGGCGCTTATCCGCACGCAAAACTTGATGCGAACATGCGGAAGAAACAAACCACACGCATGGTTAAATGCGTGTGCGACGAAAGCGGCTACACCATCCGAACCGCGCGCAAGTGGATTAATCTGCACGGTGCGCCAATCAGCCCGACGACTGGCTTGACCATGAGGGTTTGTTAAAAATGAACGAATATAAAATAGTATCTATCCAACCGTGCGCTATCAAAAAATTTATGCGTAGCTGGCCGTGTTCAGGGTTGCACAATATCCACCACATTACGGCGTGCTTTCATGGCTCCGATTTAGTCGATTTGGACGCATTTAACGATGAGGCAGAAACGCAGTTAACTAATGGCGACGATTACGAAGGCACTGGCGCGATGCCAGCACTACTTGATGATGCTGTTGCGCATTGCGTCAAAATCAAAGTTTTACCGGGTATGCTCGAAGGCGGGTACCGCTTTACAGAAAAGGAAACCGTTTAAACGCCCCGGCGCGCTGTTGTAGCAGCGCGTCGGAGCTAATCATTAACGATACTGGAGGTATCAAAAATGACTAATTACTATTTAAACCGTAAATCACAGAATCGCAAAACCGGAAAAATCCCGGTTTCTACATCATCGGCAAAAACATGCCCCAACAATTGCCCGTTTAAAGACAACGGATGTTACGCAAACGGTTTCCCATTAAAGGGACGTTGGCAAGAAGTCACAGATGGCAAGCGCGGCACGGATCTAGATAAGTTTTGCCATGAAATTGCAGCGCTACCCGACGGCCAATTGTGGCGACATAACCAAGCGGGTGATTTACCTGGAGACGGGCAAAAAATTAGCGTTGCTGATTTATCGTCGATCGTGAAAGCCAACAAAAACAAGCGCGGCTTTACGTTTACTCATTATGACGCAAACATTGCCGCAAATGCCAAGGCAATCGCCAAAGCCAACAAAAACGGCTTTACTATTAATCTGAGCGCTAACAATGTGGCACATGCCGACGAATTAGCGGCATTGGATGTTGGCCCAGTTGCAACCGTGTTACCGCTCAATTTCGAAGGGCCAACCGCAAAAACGCCGCAAGGCCGCAGAATAGCACAATGTCCGGCGACGTTTAAAAACACCACATGCGAAGATTGCCAGCTATGCCAGCGCGTCAACCGTTCCGTTATTGTTGGCTTCCCGGCGCATGGCAATTCAAAGCGCATGGCTCATAACGTTGTTGTGGGGGCTGAATAATGGACATCACAACAGGCACCATCGTTCAATTCACTGAAGGCGTATTTGGCGGCTCCTGGCGTCAGCCAAGGCACCTTGGCGACCGAACTATAACGGGCGAAGTTATAAAGGAAAGTTACGGAGCCAAGCGCGGTCAGCATACTTTTACAATTGAGGTGCGTGATTGCACTGGCTTTGCCTCTGATGAGATATTGAACCGCGACAAGATTTGTCGAAAAGGCCGTAACGTGTACAAAAATTGCAGAATTATTAAGCGGCCTGAAAACTATTGCGAGTTGGCGGTAGAAAAACACGCGCGCGCAGCACTGGCAAAACAGCGTAAGCGCGACAACTGGCACGCTGAAGGCAATAAACAATATTGGAGGTAAAAGATATGGAGATATATAAACAAGGCGATAAAGTAATGGTGATGGTTGGGAAGTCTAAAGACATAGAGACGCAACAACTATCAGAACAATTTGGGGATACTTGTGGCGGTGTAGTGATTTTTCAAACAGGTAAAATCGTCGCTATCAAAACTGATAACGGACAAATAAACGCATTTACTAAAGATGTTGAGAGTAGAAGTTAAAATGAATCTATTCCACCTACTAATCGGAATCAGCGGCCTCTCGCACCAGGAGGCTGCTGATTATCTAGGCGTCAGCCGCGACACCGTAAACTCATGGAGCGCAAACCGTCATAAAGTGCCCACGGACGCTATAACAAAAATGGCGGAAATCATTGGCCGGATGCAAAACGCCGTCGATGAAGCAATGGACGCCATCGACAAACAACACGAAACGCCAACGGTCATAGAACTCGGAATCTGCACCGACGACCACGAAGCTCAAACACTAGGTTGGCTCACCGCATCAATTCACCGCCGCGTAATCGGAATGGTTGCAGCGCAATGCATCGAACTCGGCCACACCGTCGAAGTCGTACCACGCGGCACCACAATCGCTACCGCTACCGCAATCGCGGCTCATAATAAATAATACCTCATTTTACGGGCATCGGGTACCGCATACCGCATTCTCTAAGAGGAATGCGGTAGATGCGGTAGTTATCACCGACTTGCGGACTACCGCATTGCGGTACTTTGCGGTACTTTGCGGTATGACAAAAATGTCACACATTAATCTAACAACCACGCTTTATCATCACGGAAACCGACGAATTCATCACCAACAAGCCCATCGGCAGCGCGTCGAAATGATGTCCATTTGTGATTCTGTTTCCCGGTCATCATCACAAACGCCGCCTCGCGCCAGACATCTTCATCAACAATGCGACCACGCGCATCATTAACATTCTTGCCATGATCAATAATGGCGTTTTGCAGGGCCTTTAATACTGTGCGTTTTACGGGGCCGTTGGGCCGCTTTGGCCGCACCTTTTTTGTGGCTTCTTCCGGCACCACAACGCACGACGTTACCTCTTTGCCGCGCTTATCAACGCCAAGCGACACCACATGGAGCGAAAATGCGAACTCGCCCTCAATCTCAAGCTCCCGTTGCTTCGTAACTTTTGCAAAGCTTAACCCGTTGCCACCACTAACCTCGATCTCAGTATCAGTGGCCGCGCGCAAACTAGAATGGCCGCGCGCTCCGCGCGCCTCATCCTTGCCCGTATGATGCACTAACATGACATGACTGCCACTCTCTTGCCGCAACCGGTCACAGTTGCCAATCAGTTGACCCATGTCATCAGGCGCATTTTCGTTGCCACCAGCCATCACACGCGCCAGCGTATCAAGAACAATCAGCCTCGCGCCCTTGACCTTGGCCGTATTGATGAGCCGTTCTACGGCCTCATCGTCATTGAGCATATTGACGGCCACCGCAATGACATGAAATGGCATTTTTTCGGGCACGTCCATTTCCGCACGGAACGCCGCCACGCGATTCCTGATACCATAACTCCCTTCGGCGGCAACAAACAGAACTGGCGCTTGATCGACCTCACGATCACGCCACTTGCGCCCTAGCGCCACATGGAGCGCTAGATCGCTTGCAAAGAACGTCTTGCCAACATTCGACGGCCCATACACAACACTCATGGCACCGGCAATAAGTGTGCTTTCAACAAAATCATCTGCCGACAAAACGGGCGTTATGTCATCAGCATCAAGCGTGTCATAGACGAAATTTTCATCAAGCGGCTCATCTTCAAACAGCGGAAATTCCTTGCACACCGCAAGCAAGTTTTCATTTCCAGCAGCAAGCCAATCACTCACATCGGCTCTGGGCGGCAACGTTTTACAAATATCGCAGAAGCGCACTGATCGCGCATATCGAGCAACTACAGTGCAAGTTTTACGCGCACCATCAATGCCAGCATCGTCATTATCAGCAATGACGTAAACATCACGGTTAGAAAAATGGCGCAAAGCGCTAGGCTCCCATTTAGCAGCAATCCCGCCACTCTTCGTTGTCGCCACGAGGCCAACCGCCCGCAATGCGTCTGCATCCTTCTCTCCTTCAACAATAATCACATAATCGCTTTTGAGCATCTCAGGCAGTCGATATGGCAACCGCTCCACATCGGTCATGCACCCTATGCCTGTGCGCCACTTGCCATCAATCCAAGCGCGCGGCGTAAAAAACTTTGGGCAGTACCGCTGTACTTGATAGCGAAGCTCACCATCAGCATTCACATAATCGTATTT